GTAGGCCCCAATCTGGCCGAAAGGCGCCTGATTTTTGAGTTGCCGAAGGCTTCACGGGATCAATCCGTCCGAAAAAAAGTGGGCACTAAGTGGGCAGATGAAGCGGGCAGTTATGTGGAAGGGTCGGAGCCCAGTAACTACGCGGCTTTCCCGGAAAAAGAGGGCAGATATGTGGGAGGGGGGGAAAGTGAAAAAGTGGGCACACCTCCGGTATCCGATATTCCTCCTACTACTCCACCGCGCGAGGACCCGCAGCCCGGACAGCGATTCCCCATGCATGACGCCTGGCTACCCAGCGCCAGGGGCTGGCCCGCGACACTGACCCGTAACGGCATGAAGAACTACCAGCTACGCGACGAGGATCTCCTCGAGTTCCGTAGCTACTGGATCAACCGCCCCGAGAAGTATCAGTCCCAGGGCCAGTGGGAACACGAACTTGCGCAGAACCTCCTCCGCAACCAGCGCTTCGACCAGAACAGGAGCAGCCATGGAAACCAAGCAGGAAACGCCGAAGGCCAAGCCGGCCATCGTGCCGCAAAGCGCGGCCTCTCTCATCGACAGGGCCCTCGCTCAGCCGTCGACCGGGTCAACGCCATCGTCGCAGCCAACGAGGCTGCCCGACAGGCTGCTGGAACGGCTCTGGGTGAAGATGACCGAGATGTACGGGCACCGCTGGACGTCGAGTTTTGGCGACAACCCGAATCCTGACGGCGCCTGGGCTACGGTGCTCCAGGGGCTGACCGGCCAGCAACTGGCCCACGGGCTCAACATGCTGACGTTCATGGGCAGCCGGTTCGACTGGCCGCCGGCGGCGCCGACATTCCGGGAGCTCTGCTTGAGCGTCCAACCGGAGTCGCTCGGCCTGCCGGACCACGACACCGCGTTCCATCAGGCCCTGGCGTGCCGCTACCGCCACCAGGTGGTCAAGGCCGCCGCCGAGGCCACCGGCGTTTTCGATCTGCGCACCGGTGAGGTGAACGACGATCGCCTCCGCAAGCGCTTCGGGTTCCACTACGCCGAGATGGTCCGGCGGTGGGCAAACAACATCCCGCTGAGCCAGCCCGTCGTCCACGCGATCGAGCATGACACCGGGAAGAGCCTGCTGGATCTGGCCGAGGATGAGGCCGAGCAGCAGCTCCGCCGGCGGATGCAAGCCCAAGGCCTGGATGGGCTCAGTGGCGCCCAGGCTCGGGAACTGCTGCTGGCCAAGATGCGCCGGAAAGCGCCGGAGGTGCGCCGTGATGCATGACAAGTACAAGCTGGCGATCATTCGTCACGAGAAGGCCAAGCAGGTCGTGCAGGGACTGTCCCGAGACATCGGCGCTGCGATCAACAGTTGTCCGATCTCGATTCGAGCGCAGTCCTGGGACACGCCGAACAGCGAGCGCGATGAACTCTGGGATGAGGCATCGGGCAAGCACAAGACCCACCTATGGCGTGCCTTCAAGCATCGGGAGCCTTCGGACTGCGGATATGGAACGGTTGGTCTCGGTGACGATGGCATAGACGACGCCCTTGCACCCGGCAGCGAATTCGAATGCGAGCACTGCCGCCGCGCCTACCAGTTGATCCGAGACCGCCGTTGCGCGAAGCAGGAACTCGGACGCGCTCGTCTTTCGATTCGGGCGCTGGGGCGCGCTGCGCTTGAGGAATCGACCCATGACTGATCTGCGCCCAGTGCTGTTCACGGTCCCCGGCGAGCCGGTGGGGAAGGGGAGACCGCGTATCGGTCGCGTCGGCGCCCACGCCAGGCTGTTCACGCCGGCGAAGACCGTGGCCTACGAAGGCTTGGTGGCCATGGCCGCGCAGGAGGCAATGGCGGGGCGCCCGCTGATCGCCGGCCCTGTGCTCATCGAACTGAAGATTTATCACCAGGTCCCAGCGTCCTGGTCGAAACGCAGGCGTGCCCTGGCTCTGGCCGGGGAGATCGCTGCCATGCGCAAACCGGATGTGGACAACTGCCTCAAGGCCATCTGCGATGCCTGTAACGGCGTTGTATGGCGTGACGATGTTCAGGCCACTGATGGTGTATTCCGTCGGCGCTGGAGCGAAACGCCAGGCGTGCACGTGAAGATCGTCCCTCTCCTCGAGGGCGAGCAGTGACTACAGGAAACTACAGGGGAGAGTCGAAATGAGACTGATCAGCGCGCGCCAGGCGTGGCAGGACGCGTACCACATCCCGGGCGCGTCGGTGATGGCGAAAGCCATCGAAGATGCCGAAGAGGCGACACGGAAGACCAGGGCGAAGCGTCGCAAGAAACTGGTGGCCCGCTTCCCCGAGGGGTACCAGGGCGAGAGCAAGGAGCCGGAGGGCCTGTTCCCCATCGACTCCCAGATCATCGCCGCTTACGAGACGCGGACCGGGCGGGCCGCGGGAAACCTGAACCGCTGCCAGCACATGCTCGCCGCCGGCAAGGTGATGCATGCGATCAGCACGCTTCCGGCGCCACTGCAGCACCTCGGCCACTTCCTGTACTCGCCGCTGGCGAACGGGGTCGACCAGAACCGCGCGCAGTCCTTCCTGTACTTCTCGGCGGATCTCCCGAAGATGAACAAGCCCCGCCAGGAGGTCGCTTACTGGGTGGCCTTGGCGGCGATGCACTCGTGGAAGGACATGGTCAACGGCCGGGAGGAGTGGTGGCCGGGTAAGGTGATCCAGTTCCTGGCGGACTGGCCGGGGTTCGTACTGTACGCCGCGAATTGGGAGCGTGACTGGGCGGCGATCTGGGAGATTTTCATGCAGGAGCTCAACCGGCTGGACGCCCAGGCTCTGGTGCCGGTGGCGCAGGTGGTTGCGGCCCAACGAGACGCCGCTTGACATTTTGATAAGAGATTTGGGAGTATTTTCCCAGTTTGCGAAGTAGCACCCAACCAAAAGATTCCCCCGAAAACCCGGCCCTGGCGCCGGGTTTTTTCGTTTCTGGAGCACCCCATGGCTGAACCGACGAGCAGCGGAGCAGTAGCAGCAGCCGGCGCCGTCGGGCTCACTGCCACCGCGATCATCCCCGGAGTCGACGTCAATGCTGTGATCGGCGGCTTCGCCGGCGCGCTGCTGTTCGTGCTCTGGGCTCACGACCTGACCATGGCCAGGCGCCTCGGCTACCTGCTGGCGTCCTGGGTGGGCGGCTACTACGCAGCCACCGAGGCTGTCGGGCGGGGCGCGACTCAGTTCTCCGGACTTCCCGCGCTGGTCACCGCCGCGCTGATCGTCACCATCCTGATCGGCGTGCTCGACTGGATGATCGGTGGCCGCGCGCCGGCATGGCTCCAGATCGTTCTGCAGCGCATCGTCGGCATGATCGGAGGCCGGAAAGATGGTTGACCTGGTGACCCTGGCGGCTGCGGCCGTCTGCGGCGCTATCAGTTGCCGCATCTTCACGTACCAGCGCCACGGTGCAACGTACCGGTTCGGCGTCTCGCTCTGCGCGTACATCCTCGCCGCTGGGACCGGCATGCAGGCGCTGTCGATCAGCCTGGCCGTGCTGATGGCGCGCCACGCGACGCCGATATCGCCGTATCTGCTGGCGGTCCTGGTTGTGCTGCTGGTGCTGGTCTACCGCAACAAGGGCAACATCGCGCCCATCCTGAGGCTCAGTTGAGGTGATCCATGGCGCTGACCAAGAAACAGCGCCTGTTCGTCGACGAGTACCTACTTGATCTCAATGCGACGCAGGCCGCGATTCGGGCCCGCTACAGCGCCCGGCGCGCGGCGGAGATCGGCTATCAACTGCTCCAGCGGCCGGAGGTTGCCCAGGCCATCCAGGCCGCCATGGCCGAGCGGTCGAAGCGCACCGAGGTCGAGGCCGACTATGTGATCCGGCGGCTCCGCGAGATTGACGAGATGGACGTGCTCGATATCCTCGAGGACGACGGTTCGTTCCGGTCGATCCGCGACTGGCCCCGGGTCTGGCGCCAGTTCCTGTCCGGCATCGAGATCGCCGAGTTGTTCGAGGGCCGCGGTGACGACCGCCGCATCGCTGGCGTGCTCCGCAAGGTCAAGTGGCCGGACAAGCTCCGCAACCTGGAGCTGCTGAGCCGTCATGTCGGCACCGAGTCGGCTGCGCTGGACCTTGAGTTGAAGCGCCTGGACGTGGCGAAGAAGCGCGCCGAACTGAAGCTGCTGGAGAGCCCCGAGGACGATGCGCCGCCGACCAGCGTGGCGGTGACCATCATCGATGCGAGGGTGCGCGATGCCGACGCTTAACGTGCCTCAGGCGAAGTTCTTGGCGCTTCCGCACAAGTTCTGCGGCTTCGTGGCCGGATTCGGCTCCGGCAAGACCTGGGTGGGCTGCTCTGGCCTCGCCCAGCACGCCTGGGAGTGGCCGCGCATCAACGCCGGCTACTTCGCACCGACCTACGCCCAGATCCGCGACATCTTCTATCCGACGATGGAGGAGGTGGCTTTCGACTGGGGGCTGCGGACGAAGATCAACCAGGCGAACCATGAGGTTCACCTGTACAGCGGTAGCGCCTACCGCACGACGATCATCTGCCGCTCCATGGAGAAGCCGCAGACCATCGTCGGCTTCAAGGTCGGCCGCGCGCTGAGCGATGAGATCGACGTTTTACCAGCGCAGAAGGCTCAGCAGGCCTGGCGCAAGATCATCGCGCGGATGCGCTACAAGGTGGACGGCCTGCGCAACCGTGTCGACGTCACCACCACCCCGGAGGGCTTCAAGTTCGTCTTCCAGCAGTTCGTGAAGCAATTGCGCGAGAAGCCGCACCTGCAGGACCTATATGGCCTGGTCCAGGCCAGCACCTACGACAACGAGGCGAACCTGCCGGACGACTACATCGATTCGCTGATGGAGTCGTACCCGCCGCAACTGATCGCGGCGTATCTGCGCGGCCAGTTCGTCAACCTGACGGCGGGCACCATCTACACCGCCTACGACCGCACTCTTAACGCCTCGCAGGAGACGGTTCAGCCAGGCGAGCCGATATTCGTGGGTATGGACTTCAACGTCGGCAAGATGGCCGCCGTCGTGCATGTGAAGCGCCTGGGCCTGCCGCACGCGGTCGACGAGATCGTCAACGGGTACGACACCCCGGACATGATCCGCCAGATCAAGGAGCGGTTCTGGCTGTACGCCGACGGCGACTATCGGCCAACCCGCCAGATCAGGATCTACCCCGACGCCTCCGGCGACTCGCGCAAATCGGTACGGGCCAGCGAGACCGATATCGCGCTGCTCAAGCAGGCCGGCTTCGTCGTCTCGGCGCCCGCCGCCAACCCGCCGGTCAAGGACCGGATCAACTCCATGAACGCCATGTTCTGCAACGCCAAGGGCGAGCGCCGGTATCGAGTCAACCCCGACCGGTGCCCGGCCTATGCCGACGCCCTGGAGCAGCAGGTGTGGGGCGCAAACGGCGAGCCGGACAAGTCCGCCGACATCGACCACCCCAACGACGCGGGTGGCTATTTCATCCACAAGGAATACCCGATCACGAAGTATTCCCTCGCAGGTGTTTCCTAATGGGCGTAGTCCGCTTCCTGAGCGACAAACTGGTCAACTTCGTGGCCAACTTGGGCACGGAGCGAGACAAGGCCGCCGGCAGCTTCTACGCGCCGGTCGTGCTCACCGATGAGCAGTTGCACAACGCGTATCGCGGCGCCTGGTTCCCGCGCAAGGTCGTCGATATCCCGGCGAAAGATGCGACCAGGCGCTGGCGGGCATGGCAGGCCAGCAAGGCGCAGATCGAGAAGATCGAGGCCGAGGAGAAGCGCCTGCAGGTTCAGGCTCGCACCAAGGAAGCTCTGACCAAGGCGCGGCTGTGGGGAGGCGCAGCGATCTTCATCGGCACAGGCGAAACTGACACCAGCAAGCCTCTGGTACCCGAGCGCGTCCAGGCCGGCGGCATCAAGTATCTGACGGTGATGAGCCGGCGCGACCTGTCGGCAACCGAGCAGGATCGTGACGTCATGTCACCGAACTACGGCAAGCCCAAGGCCTACCGGCTCGGCGGCAGCGCGATCGAGATTCACCCGTCCCGGCTGGTGATCTTCACCGGCGCCGACATCCCTGACCAGGACCTGGCCAGTGGCAATCAGTTCGGCTGGGGAGACTCGGTCCTGCAGGCCGTGTTCGAGGCCATCCAACAGATCGACAGCACCATGGCAAACGTGGCCAGCCTCATCTTCGAAGCGAAGGTCGACGTGATCCGTATCCCCGACTTCATGCAGGGGATGCAGGACCCGAAGTACGAGAAGCTGGTGCTGGAGCGCATGCGTCTGGCGGCCATGGCGAAGGGAATCAATGGCACTCTGATGCTGGACAAGGACGAGGAGTACGACAGCAAATCGGCGAACTTCGGCACGCTGCCGGACATCATGGACCGCTTCATGCAAGCGGGCTGCGGCGCTGCCGATATTCCGGCCACCCGCATGCTCAGCCAGTCCCCCGCCGGCATGAACTCCACTGGTGAGGCCGACCTGCGTAACTACTACGACCGCATCCAGTCCAGCCAGGAACTCGACATTACGCCGGCCATGTCGGTGCTGGACGAGTGCCTGGTGCGGTCCGCGCTGGGCAGCCGACCGCCGGAGATCCATTACGTCTGGAACAGCCTCTGGCAGACCACGGCGAAGGAGCGGGCGGACATCGGGAAGATCACCGCCGAGACTATCAAGACCATCGCCGAGACAAGGCTCTTCCCCGAGGACGCGCTCAGCAAGGCTGCCGAGACCCTGCTGGTCGAGAACAGCGTGATGCCCGGTCTGGAGTCGGCGCTGGAGGAGTTCGGCTCCGAAGTCCCCGAGGGCGAGCAGGACGAGGAGGGTGGCAACGGATCGTCCAGCCAGGCGCTGAACGACGCGGCACCTCGCACGCTGTACGTCTCGCGCCGGGTGCTGAACGCCGGCGCGATCATTGACTGGGCGAAGGACCAGGGCTTCGAGACCACGCTCCCGGCCGACGACCTGCACGTCACCATCGCCTACAGCCGGACGCCCGTCGACTGGATGAAGGTCACCCAGGCCTGGACGGTCAAGCCGAACGGAAACCTGACCTGTTCAGCCGGCGGCCCGCGCCTGGTCGAGCAGTTCGGCAAAGGGGCCGTGGTTCTGCTGTTCAACTCCTCTGACCTGACCTGGAGGCACGTCGAAATTCGCGATGCCGGCGCCAGTTGGGACTGGCCGGACTACCAGCCCCACATCACCTTCACCTACCAGCCCGGCAGCGTCGACCTTGACCAGGTTGAGCCGTACCGCGGCGTCATCGAGCTCGGCCCGGAGGTCTTCGAAGAGATCGTCGAGGGCTGGGCGAATCGCCTCGACGAGGAATAACGATGCTTCTTCATGACTCCGTGTCGGTGTCCGGCGTTCGCCGGACCGCTGACGGCTACCTCGTGGCCGATGCCCGGGTAGCGCGCACTGGCATTCAGGAATACCTGGGTTCCGAGGTCGGCAAGCCCGACATGCCCATTGTCCGCGTGTACCGGCCGCCCGAATCGGTGTTCCACAAGGACGCCATGCACTCCTACGCCTACCGCCCCATGACCAACGGCCATCCACCAGGCGGCGAGGTGAACGCCAGCAACTGGAAGGAACTGGCCGTGGGCCAGACAGGTGGCGAAGTGCTGCGCGATGGCGATTTCGTCCGCGTGCCCTTGGTGCTGATGGATGCCGACGCCATTCGCGATTACGAGGACGGCAAGCGCGAACTGTCGATGGGCTACAGCGCCGAGGTGATCTTCAAGGATGGCGTCAGCCCGGAAGGTGAATCGTATGACGCCTATCTCGGCCCCATGAAGATGAACCACCTCAGCCTCGAGGATCGAGCTCGAGGAGGCGAGCAACTGCGCATCGGGGATTCGCGCACCCCCGGCGCCAAGAAACCTGCGCAAACAACCCCCACAGGAGGCCATGACATGGCTGATGCACTCCGCAAACTCCTGGTCGATGGCCTCACGATCGAGACCACCGAGCAGGGCGCCCAGGTCGTCGAGAAGCTGCAGAAGCAACTCGGCGACGCCGGGGCGAACCTCAAGACCATCCAAGACGCCCACGCCACCGCGATGGCAGCGAAAGACGCCGAACTGGCGAAGAAGGACGCCGAAATCGATGGGCTGAAGGCCAAGGTACTGAGCGACGCCGACATCGACAAACTGGTGCGTGAGCGCGCCGACCTGATCGCCAGCGCGATGCTGATCGCTGACGGCGACTATGCCGGCAAGTCCGCCGCCGAGATCCGCAAGGCGGCTGTCGTGGCCAAGCTGGGAGACGCCGCGATCAAGGACAAGCCGGAGGCGTACATCGCCGCCCGCTTCGACATCCTGCTCGAGGATGCCGCCAGTAACGACCCGGTGCGTGTCCATCTGAAGCAACAGGACAGCAAGCCGACGAACCCGGCTGACAACGGTCAGGCGGCCTACGAGGCCCGTGTTAACGGCGCCTGGAAAGGAGGTGATAAATAATGCCCGCCGTTCAAACCACCTACAGCGCGAACATCCGCCCCGGCCTGCCGGGAATGATCGTCGACGAAGTCCCGAAGACCCTGATCTCCCGCACTGTCGAGGCCTCTGCTGGCCTGGCGTTCGGCATCCCGGTCATGCAGGGAACCGCCGACAAGGCCGGCCGTGCGCCGACTACTGGCGATACCGCCGCGAAGTTCGTCGGCATCAGCGTCCGCGACCGCTCCGTCAAGGCCGAGGCTAACCAGTACAGCCAGTACGAGTCGGCCCGCGTCATGACCGAGGGCGCCATCTGGGTGACCGCTTCCGTGCAGGTTGCCGCAGGCGATCCGGTCTACTTCGTGCCGGCCACCGGCGCCTGGACCAACGTCGCGACCGACAACGTGCAGGTTGCCGGGGCGCGCTTCGACACCAGCACCACTGGCACCAATCAACTCGCTCAAGTCCGCCTGGGCTAAGGAGAAACCATGAGCCGATTCAAGCTGCTCGACGCCCAGGCCGCCCTGGGCTTCGTGGTCTCGCAGACCACCTACATCGAGCGCCAGGTCAACGAGATCGTCTACCCGGATATCCAGTATCCGCAACTGATCCCGGTCGACACCTCGGCGCCCGAGTGGATCAAGACCGTCACCTTCTACTCCGCCGACAAGGTCGGGAAGGCCGACTGGGTCAACGGCAACGCCGACGACCTGCCGCTGGCCAGCACCGAGCGCTCGAAGTTCGAGTCGAGCGTGCACATGGCTGCCATCGGCTATGGCTATGGTCTGGAAGAGATCAGCCAGGCGCAGATGCTCGGCATCAACCTGACCGGTGACGATGCCGCCGCCGCGCGTCGCGCCTACGAGGAGTTCGTGGACCGCGTAGCCCTGGCGGGTGACGCGTCCAAGGGCTTCAGTGGCCTGTTCAACTACCCGGGTGTTACCGCGGGCTCCGCCGTCACCGGGAACTGGGAAACCGCCACCGCCGACCAGATCCTGGCCGACGTGAACACCGCGCTGACCCTCCAGACGCAAGGCACGCTGTTCACCGCGTTCTCCGACACCCTGCTGCTGCCTTACGCGAAGTTCCTACTGATCGCCACCCGCAAGGTGAACGAACAGGGTCTGGAGACGATCCTCACCTACCTGCAGAAGAACAACGTCTACACCGCCACCACTGGTCGCCCGCTCACCATCCGCGGCCTGAACGGCCTGGATGCCGCAGGCGCCGGCGGCACCGCGCGCATGGTCAGCTACCGCCGCGATCCGTCGGTGCTGAAGATGCATATCCCGATGCCGCACCGCTTCCTGCCGGTGTACCAGGCCGGTCCGATCCGCTGGGAAGTTCCCGGCATCTTCCGCCTCGGTGGCGTGGATATCCGTCGTCCGGCGGAAGTTCGCTACACCGACGGCATCTGACGGGGGTGGACCATGGCGCTCATCACCAATACCAACCGCATCACCCCCATCGGCCTGCCGAGCGGTGCCGTCATCCCGCCGGGCGCGTCTGTTGACGTGCCCGAGTGGGACGATATCAAGGACCGCAAGAACCTCGCCTTCTACGTGGTCACCGGCGTGCTGGTGGTCGAGGGCGGCGTGCAGAGTGACGGCCAGGGCGGCGAAGAGGCGTACCGCCAGCAACTGTTCGCCGAGCTGAAGGCCCTAGGCGTGAATGCCGGCGCCAACAGCAAGACCGAGACCCTGGTTTCGAAACTGGCAGAGGTCAAGGCCAAGGCCACGCTGCCCGCTGACGAAGCGGCTCAGAAACAAGCGCTGATCGAGCAACTGGCCACCCTCGGAGTGCCGGCTGGTCCTGATGCCTCTCTGGAGGAACTCCAGAAGGCCCTGGCCGACAAGCTGGCCGAGCAGCAGTAATACCCGCCTCATGGATGGTCGACCGGGCCAGGATGGCCCACCTATTCGAGAACGATGATGGCCGACTTCTACGGAACCGTGGCTGGTGCTGATGCCTACCACCATGCCCGGGGCAATGCCGCCTGGGCGGCTGCTGCTGAGGCCGACAAGGAAGCAGCTCTGGCCCGGGCATCAGCCTACATCGACGGCCTCGGCACCCAGCAGCCGGTCTCTGAATGCGTGCTGGTCTTTCCTGGCAAGAAAGCCGGAGGGCGAGCCCAAGCACTGCAATGGCCGCGCGCAGGCGCCGTTGACCGTGACGGGGAGCCCGTTCCGGCTGATGAGGTGCCGCGGGAGGTCGAGCAGGCCACCTACGAGGCCGCGCTGCGCGAACTGTTGAAGCCCGGCAGCCTGAATCCGGACTACGTTGCGACCACCGCGGTGAAACGCGCCAAGGTCGGGCCGCTCGAAACCGAGTTCTTCGGCCCAGCCGAAGGCGACGAGCAGCCCAACAAGCCCTTCGTGGGGGTCATCAACGATCTCTTGGCGCCGATCATGGTGTTGCGGTGCCCGATGCCAGCGGTATTCACGGTATGACCGAAGCCGAGATCCTGCGCGCAATCGAGGGAAAGGAGCCGGCGTTGCAGAGGGCGTACCTGGACCGGGTCAGGTCGGTGACGGATGCCGCTGTCGTGGCTGAGATCGAGCGCTACATCAACGAGCAGGATGAGGATTCCATTGTCTCGGTGCTGTCGCTGGGGTTGCTGGCGGTGTTCCTGGAGCAACTGCGGTCCACCTACCTGGCCGGCGCGACCCTCGAAATCAAGTTTTTCCCGGGACGGCCGGTCCCGGAGTTCGACCCTGTAGGCCCGGGGCCGTCGACCTGGTTATCGGAGCATGCCCGCGTCCTGCAGCGCGACATCGATGATGCTACGCGCCTGGCTGTCCGCCACACGATCCAGATGGCCGACCTCCTGGGGCGCCCGCCGCGCGCGACAGCACTCGATATCGTCGGCCGGCGAAGCCCGCAGACCGGGCAGCGAACCGGTGGAATCACTGGACTCTCAGGCAACTACGCCCAGGCAGTGGCCAACGCCCGCGCCCAGTTGCTCAGCGGGGACCCTGCGCAGATGCGCCAGTACCTGACACGCACTCGCAGGGATCGGCGGTTCGACAGGTTGGTCGAGCGAGCCGTCGAGGCGCGTCGCCCGGTCCCGTCGGCGGATGTCGATCGCATCGTAGGCCGCTATTCCGAGCGACTGCTGCGGACCCGTGCCGAGCAGATCGCCGCGACTGAGGCACACGACGCCTTCAGCGCCGGACGGGATCAGGTCTACGAGCAACTCGTCGCCAATGGACTGGAGCGCAGCAGAGTCCTGAAGACCTGGCACAACGTCGGCGACAACCGCGTTCGGCACACTCATTCGCCGATGCAGGGCCAGCGACAGCAACTCGGTAGTCCGTTCGTGACGGGCGGTGGCGCGCTGCTGATGTTCCCCGGTGACCAGACGCTTGGGGCCGGCGACAACGAAACCGCCGGCTGCCGGTGCTGGGTCGAGTACGAAATCGGAGGTATCCGTGCGTGACGAAATGCAGGCTATTTTCGGCCAGATGTTCGACAGCGTGTTCAGCGAGTCGGTGACCTCGTTCGCTGGCGAGTATCCGGGGCCGGGCGTCTTCGATCCGGTCACCGAGACCACCACCAGCCAACCCGTGCGGTACTCCGGGCGCGGGGTCTTCCACAACTACGAGGCCAACCGCATCGACGGAATCAACATCCTGGTCGGCGACATCCAACTGATCGCTCTGATCAACGAGGTGTCGGACCAGCCCGCCGTCGGCCATGAACTGAGCACTACCGACGTGGTGCCGATCCTTGGTGGGCCGTTGGCGGGCTATCGCATCGTGCGCGTTGGCGGTGATCCCGCCGGCGTGCATCACGATCTGCAGTTGAGGAAAGCGTGATGGCAAAGGGGAAGGGAGGAAGGTCCTGGAGCATCCCTCCGTCGGCTTTCGCCGAGAATGTCGGGCAGGCCGTGGCCAACCACCAGCGGCGGCTGACCATCGAAATGCTCGAGCAGATCACCATCCGCGCACCGGTACTCACCGGCCGGTTCAAGGCCAATAACCTGGTCAGCGTCGGCGAGCCGGTCTTCTATTCGGTGAACCGCTACGACAAGGACGGGAACGAGACCTTGGCTTATGGCGAGGCGGCCCTGGCCGGCCTGGCTCCGTACTCGGTGGTCTACATCCAGAACAACCTGATCTATGCGCCGCCGTTGGAGGATGGTCACTCCGGCCAGGCCCCGGCGGGCATATATGGCGTCAGCTTCCATAGCGTCACGGCGAGACATTCATGACCTTCGAACAGATCCGGGCAGTCATCATCACGCGCATGACCGAATGGGCCGCGATCCCGGGCGATGACGTCGATTACCCGAACAACCCAAAGGGCCCGTTCAAGCCGGACGGGAGGCCGATCTGGGCGCGCCTGGCGGATATCCCTGGCGCCTCTGCGGCTACCGAGATCGGCAACGGCCCCTGTGTTCGCCGCAGCGGCCTGATCATCGTGCAGCTCTTCGTGCCGACCTACAAAGGCACGCTGCTGCTGACTCGGACCGCCGATACGCTGCGCGAGCACTTCGAGTTCTACAGCGACCCGGTCCTGCCGTTCGAGTGCTTTGCCGTCTCCCAAGCCGTTCCCGGCGATGATGGACACGGCTGGTACCAGGCCAACCTGACGATCCCCTACCGGGCTGGTTGAGCCCGACTCACCCACCGCCGCACGGCGGTTTTTTTTCGCCTATCACAGGAGAAACGCCCCCATGAGTAGCGGCGCAAAGGTCCAGCTTGCCTGGATCAAAGAGGTAACCCCCGGCGTCACCCCGCCGGGCGACTGGCACACGCTCACCCGTATCAGCAACGGGGTGACACCGACCTACAACTCTGAGGCCAACAACGAGATCGGTGCCGACCGTATGGCCCAGGGTACCGCCATGACCACCGTCGACGTTGGCGGTGACATCGAGAGCAAATGGCGCTACGGGGCGCTGGATGAGTTCATGGCCTCCTGCTTCGGCAAGAACTGGGTCGCGAACGTCCTGACCATGGGTAACGACCGCATCTCCTTCTCCCTGGCCACCTATGCCGCGGATATCGGCGTCGCCGGTATCGCCCGTGGCGCCCAGGTTGCGACGATGGCGTTCGACTTCCCGGGCGACAACGAGATCACCGTCACCACCACGTTCGCTGCCACCAGTTGGAGCGATAAGGCCGATGACACCTCGTTCATCGTCAACGCCCAGCCGGAGCCGGCGCAGCGCCGCTACTCGTTCAAGGACATCAGCGGCCTGAAGCTCAACGACCAGCAGGTGGGAGAGGGCAATGCCTGCGTCGACAGCTTCAACCTGCAGTTCGACAACGCGGTACAGACCCAGCGCTGTATCGGCAACGGCAACCCGTTCCCGGGCAACATCATCCCCACGACTTTCACGCCGTCGGGATCGATCACGATCAGTTGGTCGAAGATGGCCTATCAGCTCTGGAAGGCACAGCAGACCGGTGACGCCATCAGCTTGGAGTTCACCGTCAGCAATGCCGACGGCGGCTATCGCATCAGCCTCCCGGAGATGGAGGTCAACGGGTCCTGGCCGGATGCCAGCGCCGAGGAAATCGTCCAGGTCGAACTGAACTACACCGCGCGCCGTATCCCGCCGACCATCACCCGCCTGCCGGCGCCGATCGTGATTGCAAGTGTCACCGTCACGCCGGATACCGCCTCGGTCGCCGCCGGTGAAACCGTAGACCTGGAAGCCGAGGTTCTACCGGCCGGCGCCAGCCAGACCGTCACCTGGTCCACCTCCGATGCAGCGATCGCCACCGTGAACGACACCGGCCTGGTCACCGGCGTGGCCGTAGGCACCGCAACGATCACCGCTACCAGCACCGCGGACCCGACCAAGACCGATACCTGCGCGATCACCGTAACCGCGTAACCCCTTGCCTGGCGCGCCCTGCGGTGCGCGCTGGGCCTTTTTACCGCAGAGGAACACATGGCCATCACCCTGAAGAAAAAGCCCGAAATCGATCTGTATGGCACCCGCTGGCTGCATCTCAAACTGGACGAACAGGGGCATCTGTCGCCTTGCGGCGTAGAAGCGGAGGCCGACCTTTCGCTGTTGGTGGCGTCGACTGGCGATCCGCTTTTCCAATCCCACCACGCGATGATCAACCGCCACATGCAGGCGATCGATGCTCAGGCCGGCGTCGGAACCAGCCAGTTCAGCCCGCTGACTCTGGCCGATGTTCAGTTCGACAATATCGACGACCTGCTGATTGGCCTGGTGGCCAGGCACATCATCAAGGACTGGAAGGGTGTGCAGGACGAGGCGGCGCCCGGTGTGCCCGCCGACTACACGCCGGAGCGCGGCCAGGCGCTGATGCGCCAACACCCCGATGCCTACTGGCTTGCGCTCAAGACCGGCACCGACATCGCGGTTCGCGCGGATCTGCGTACCCAGGAGACCGTGGGAAAGTCCTGAGCGCGTATCGCTGGGCTCGGGACTGGGCGGGGCCCGACAACGAGAAGAAGCGATGGAAGCATGAACGGTTCGGGCTCCCGGTCCCTGCGGAGCCCACCATAGACGCCGTCTGCGCCGAGGTGCTCGAGGCCTACCACCGGATCAGCAGGGGCCGGCAGTTCATCGGCATGATCGGCGCGCCGGCCCCGCTTTCTCACCGCGATATCGACGCCTACCTCCTGCGTTACCCCACCGCCATCCCCATCGCCGAGTTCGAGGCGGCGGTCCTCGCGCTCGACGACGAGTACCGCGTCCAGTGGGCCGCGGCGCAATCAGAACCTGCTGAACAAGAACCCGGAGACCGCCATGGCGGAAGAAAGTCGCCTATCAATAATCATCGACTCCAGGGGCGCTGAGAAGAACGCGACCAGTCTTAGCGACGCGCTGGACCGGGTGGAGCGCAGCGGGGACGAAGCCGCCGGCAGCACCTCCCGCCTCAGTGAGGTGACTGTCCGCCTCGGCTCGAACATGAGCAAGGCTGCGGCCGCTACGGTTGCGTCGCTATCGCGCATCGAGCGCGCGACGGAGTCGACCAGTTCGCAGATGACGGCGCTTGTCTCCCGCGCTGTCGCCCTGGAAAACGCGATGTCGTCGGTGGGCCAGGGTATCGGTCGGCTCGACACCGGCATCACCCAGTCGAACGCGCAACTTGGGCAGTTGAACACCCAGATGTCGCATCTGGTGTCGACGTTCAGCACGTTTTCCCATGGGCAGAGCGCGATCAACGCGCAGTTGTCGCGCATCGCTGCGAACATGTCGCGGGCAGCGGACGAGACCCAGATCCTGGACCAGTCCACCAGCCGTGCGGGCCGCGGCGCGCGCGAAGCCGCGAGTGACCTCGACGCAGAACGCGCCGGCCTGGCGCGCCTGCTGGGGCAGATCAATCCCACTGTCGCGGCGCTCGACCGCCTCGACGACATGCAGCAACGGCTCACTCGCTACAAGAACTTGCGCCTGGTCGATGCTGAGACGGTGGCGGAGTACACCGAGCGGCTGAAGGCAATGCGCAATGCCCTGGGCGACGCCGAGGGCGGCATGAACCGCACTGGGATGTCGGCCAAAGCGCTGTCGGCGAACATGCGGATGCTGCCGGCTCAGATCACGGACATCGTTGTCGGCCTGTCCTCTGGTCAGGCCCCCTTGACCGTGCTGCTTCAGCAGGGCGGCCAACTCAAGGACATGTTCGGTGGAATTGGGCCGGCTGCGCGCGCCGTCGGGGGCTACATCGCCGGCCTGGTAAATCCCTACACCATCGCCGCCGCCGCCGCTGGCGTGCTGGCGTTGGCTTTCTACCAGGGCTCGGTGGAGTCGTCGCGCCTGACCAACGCCCTGGTCAAGAACGGCAACGCCGCCGGAACCACCGCCGGGCAACTCTCGGTCTTCGCGCAGCAGGTCGGGGCTGGGAACGCGACAGTAGCGCAGGCAGCCAGCGCGCTGACGCAACTGGCCGGCGCCGGCAACCAACTGACCATCCTCTACCCGAAGATCGCCGCGGCGGCGATCAGTTGGTCGAAGGTCACCGACCAGTCTGTCGAGGAGGTGGTCGACAGCTTCAATGACCTGGCCAAGAACCCAGTCGATGCGGTGAAGAAGCTCGACGACCAGCTCAACTTCCTGACCGCGAGCCAGTACGCGAACATCCAGTCGCTGCAGGAGCAGGGGCGCACAATGGATGCTGCTCGACTTGCGACCGAGGCATACGCCAACGCGCTGGCCAGTCGCTCCACGGAGATGGAGCAGAACCTGGGGGTGGTAGAGAAGGCTTGGAACGGACTGAAGAGTGCCGCGAAGTCAGCATGGGATGCCATGCTCGACATAGGCCGTACCGAGTCGCCGGAACAGCAACTGCAGAAGGTCTACAAGCAGATCGAGAATGCCCAGAAGGGCATTGGGCGAGGTGGCCGGGCCGCGTTTGGCCTGGGGATCAGCCAGCCCAGTCTCGATGCGCTATATAAGCGCGCCGCTGACCTTCAGGCGAAGATCGCCGCCGACGGCGCGAAGAACCTGGAGCAGGCAACGAACAACGCGATCCAGGCGGCCGGAAAGAAAGGCATCGATACGATCAACACGACGTTCGCCGCCGCGCAGACGCAGACCGAGAAGCTCCAGAAGCAACTGGTAGAACTCGACAAGGCTCGAAAGGCCGCCATGGAGGCGGGCGGATTCACAGCCGAGGAGGAGACCAAGTTCGCGGTCGCACGCAAGAACATCGAGCAGCAGATCGCCGACATCAAGGCGCGTGAGGCGAAGAAGAGCGCGCCGAAGACCCGCGGCCAGAATGTCGGCGTGCGTGAGGCTGACAATACCGCCTCCCGCTTGCTGGCCCAGTACGACCCGGCCGGCCAGGCTGTGCGCACCCTGACCAAGGAGCAGCAGCAACTCGACCTCGCTTGGCGCAAGGGCAAAATCACGCTCGACGAGTACGGCAAGGCCCTGGCGCAGGCCTCGCTGAACTACGCCGCGGCGATCAAGGGCGCCCAAGGGCTCACCGCAGCCGAGCAGTACCAAGCGCAGATGGAGCGGCAACTCTCGATTCAGCGCCAGCAGTACGCCGCCCAAGCCGCGGCGGTTGGCATGGGCGGAAAGGAGGCCGAACGGTACCAGCAGCGCCTCCAACTGGAGCAGCAGACCAACGACCGAGTCCTCCAGTTGCGGACCGAGTTGGCCCAGGCCACAACCGAGAAGCAGCGGCAGGAGCTTCAGGCACAGATCGACTTGACCAACGAGTATCTGCCACAGCAGGTCGCTGCGATGGAAGCGGGCTGGGCCCAGATGGACGCGGCCATGGCCAACCCCATCAACGGCTGGACCGCTGCGGTGCAGAACTTCGGCGCGCAAGCCGCCAATGTCGCGGGGCAGACGCAGAGCATTTGGACCAACGCATTCGACACGATGACGAACGGGGTCACTGACCAGTTCATGAGCCTGGACCTTTCCCTGAGGTCCATTGGTGATCTGAGCAAGGAAGTACTTCGGAACGTCCTAGCTGGCTTCGTCAAAATGGGCGTCCAGATGGCTGCTAACGCGGTCCTGAGCAGTACGATCCAGGCCGCCCAAACGACCCAGGCCGCAGCATCAGGGGCCGCTATTGCATCGGCGTATGCGCCTGCGGCCGCAACTGCATCTATCGCCTCTTTTGGCGGTGCCGCTGTTGCTGGCCTGGCGGCTATGACTGCTGCCATCCCGCAGATGCTGTCTCTTGTCGGATTCGCGAACGGTGGCTATGTGACGGGCCCAGGAACGGGGCGCTCTGACAGCATTCCGGCAATGCTCAGCAACGGCGAGTTCGTGGTGAATGCCGAGGCGACCAGGCGGAATCGGTCATTGCTCGAGGCGATCAACTCCAACGACCGGATTCCGAGCGGCAGCGCTGCGTCGAGCTCGTCCAGCGGTGCCACCGCTTCGGCTGGTCTCGCGCCAGAGGTCAACATCTTCAACGCGCCGCCCGGCACCCAGGCAAACGTCAGGATGGAGAACGCCCAGTGGGTGCTCGACGTCGTGTGCGGGAGCATGGAAGGCGATGGCCAGGTACACCAGGTCATGGCTGGTAAATATGGCGTTACCACGGTGGGACGGTAATGAGTGACGACATCATCAAATATCCGGCGCAACTGCCGCACCCGCTGCAACAGGGTTACGCCTTCGAGACGACGAACCCGAAGCTGTCTACCCCGATGGCTTCGGGCTACGTTCGAGAACGCCGGCGAACCCAGAGCGTACCCACCAGGGCGAAAGTCACCTGGAACATGGATAGCCAGCAGGCCGCCTTCTTCGAGGCGTGGTTCGCCCGTATCCTGGTGGACGGAACGAAGTGGTTCGAAGCGATGCTGCAGACGCCGCTTGGCTTCCTGCCGTACACCTGCCGGATTCTCGGGATGTACGAGGGCGCCGAACTGGTCCAGGTCAGGCGCTGGGAGTACAGCGCGACGCTCGAACTGCGCGAACGCCCCCTGATGCCGCCAGGCTGGGAGGAGTTCCCGGACTACTGGTTCAACATGAACATCCTGGATCTCGGGATGAACCGCGATGGCCACTGGCCGGAGGCATGAGATGGACCCACTCGAAGTTGCCTTCGCTTCGCCGGCCGACGAGGTGCTGATTCCAACCCTGGAGATCACCTGTGATGCCTGGCCGGCCCCGGTATTGCTGACGCACGGCTACGACAATGTCACCGCCGGCACCGAGGATGGCCGAACTCTGACATTCGAGGCCGGAGGGATCGATGCCTCGTTGCCGAAGTCGGACAACACCGGGAACCAGACGATCACCTTTGCCATCGACGGCGTGACCGGAAAATCCCAGAACCTGATCCAACAGGCCGTCGATGCAGAGAAGCGGGTTCGGCTGACCATGCGACTCTACCTCAGCACGGACCTCTCCAGGCCGAAGCGCGACTACCACATGACCGTCAAGAGCGGCGTGCTGGAGGTCGATCATGCCGAAATTCAGGCCGGCTACTTCGACCTGATTGGCACCCGCTGGCCCCGCGTCGACTTCAACTCCCAGAACGCACCCTGCATCAAGTACGAAGGCTGATCCATGCTCGATCGATATCTCGCCGCCGTCTACGAGGACGGCGGGCGCGAGCTGCCGCGCGTCGATTGCTGGGGACTCACCCGGCTGGCGCGTCATGAGCTCTACGGCATGCCCATGCTCTCCAGCTTCGGGGAGGTGAGACATACCAGCCCGCACCATTTCCAGCGCGCCTACCAGCGCCAGGTCCAGGCCGCCCTGGAAGAGTGCGAGCCGTTCGCCGGCGCCATCGCTGCCGGCATGGATGGGGCGGTCTGCGTCCACGTCGCCCTGGTCGTGGCCAGGGAAGGGCGGCTGCAAGTACTCGAAATCAATCCAGGGTCCGGCGCCCGCCTGGTGCGCCTGCAGGACTTCCTCGAAAACTTCACCCGGGTGATCTTCTACCGTGATCGAATTCTTCGCGAACAAGCTGGATCCTGAGCCGCTGCGCCAGTACCCCGTCCGCGCGCGGATGCCAATCGACACCTGGTTGCGTGGGAACGTGGCGAGCTATCGTCGCAATCGGCGCCGCATCCGCCGGGGTGAGTTGAACCCGGTAAGCATCTCGGTCAACGGTCGGCTCGTCCACTTCAGCCGCTGGCGCGTGACCGAGATCGGACCCGACGACGAGGTCCACATCTGGAAAGAGCCGAAGGGCATCGATCCGATCTCGATCACAATCGCCGCGATCAAGAGCGCCCAGGCGCTGTTTCGGTTGTTCATGCCTCGGATCAAGATGCCGAGCACCCAGAACCCGCGCCAAGGCGACCCGCTGGAGAGCGCGCGGACCAAGGCGAACCAGGTCCGCTACGGCGACATCGTCCGGGAGGCGTTTGGCCGGAACAAGATCTACCCCGACTACATCGTCCCGCAATGCCGGCGTTTCCCCAGCGAGCGGACGGAGTGGGTCCAGATGCTGCTGGCGGTCGGGATCGGCGACTACGAGATCCACGCCAGCGACATCATGATCGGCGACACCCCGATCATCTCGCTCGGCAATAACGCCCGCTACCACGTCTACCGGCCGGGTGAGAGCGTGGCCGGCGACCCGGCTGCGGAGTGGTGGCACTCGGTTGCCGAGGTCGGCGCCACGGCGACGGGCACCGCGGGGATCGACCTCCGGACTACCACCACGGTCGACCAGTCTGCAAATGCCCAGGCGTACCAGTTCGACGGCGACCTGGTCACCGTTCCCGTCGGGGCCGGCCAGTTCCCCACTGGCTGGGCTGCCGGGATGATCGTCCGCGTCGAAGTGATGTACCAGTACAACGTCACCGCAGGCACCGGAGTGGGCGGTCGAGACACAATCTCCGGCCCGCTCGCCCAGCTCGGCGCGTTCCCAGGCATGGTTATCGAGGTCACCGGGGCGAACGAAGGCATCTACGTCGTCAACAGCTACACCGCGCCGGCAGGGTCTACGCCAGCGTCGATGACGCTCAATACCACCAGCGGTGCCCCCGTTTCTGGGTTGCAGTACGGCACGGGCTGGGCGTGTATTGGCTACCGCGGGCTCCGGTACCGGATCACCGCTGCGAGCTCCAGCCAATTGGCGCTGGACCGGTTGACCGATACCGGCTCCGACGACACTGCCTGGCCTGGATTCGACTACATCGAGAGCAACTCGGCGGTCCTGAAACTGGACGGCTCCACGCTGGAGGGAGACTGGGCCGGCCCGTTCGCAGGGAACCCGGAGGCTGAGAAAGCCACCGCGATCGAGTTCGACTACATGTTCCCGCAAGGCCTCGGAGGGGTGGACAAGAAAGGGAGACTCTTCAACTGGCAGGTCGAGATCGAACTGCAGTGGCGCGACATGGCCCTGGCCGGCGCATGGACCTCGTACCGAGAGACCATCAGCCGGGCGACTCTGGACCAGATCGCATTCACGCGCCGGATCAACCTGCCGTATGCAATGCGCCCTGAGGTTAGGATGCGTCGGATCGGTGCGAAATCGACCGAGACCACCATCCAGGACACCGTGCAGTGGTACGGCCTACGGGCCAGGCTAGCGAGCCCGTCGTCGTACCCCGGAATGACCGTCATTTCAGTGGCGGTCGCCGGCGGCGGCCGCTTGGGTGCGCAGTCCGAGAATCGGGTCTCGGTGATCGGTACCCGGATACTCCCGACGCGCGAGAACGGCGCGTGGACGGAGCCGCGGCCTGTCCGGGATCTGGTGGCGCCGTTCTGCTACGTCGCGAAGTCCGTCGGCTACGAGGATGCAGACCTCGACCTGGTCGAGATCGATGCACTGGCCGATATCTGGGCGCAGCGAGGCGACACGTTCGATCACCAGTACGAGTCGACGTCGACGGTGAAGGAAGTGCTGGGCGACATCCTCGCCGCGGGATTCTCTGAACTGACCATTGGGCGCGGGCGGCTGCGTCCGGTTCGCGATGGGCTGCGCGAGGGTGTCGATCATCTCTACACCACGCCGGCGGCGAATGGCGAGGTCTGGGCCTACTCGGCGCAGAACATGAAGGGGTCGCTGTCCAGAACCTTTAGCACGCCAACTCCAGACGACAACGACGGTGTCGACGTCGAGCACATCGACGGCCGCACGTTCCAGAAACAGACAGTCAAGTGCCGGCTGCCTGGCCAGTTGGGGTTGAAGCCCGAGAAGGTTAGCGCGGTCGGGGTGAGCGACGTCAACAAGGCGTATCAGAAGGGCATGCGCCGAGCTGCAGAGCAGCGCTACCGGCGGTGGAACTACTCGTTCGAGACGGAGCTCGACGCGAACAACAGCGGCTATCTCAGCCTGGCCGCTGTGTCCGACGACACGCCAGGGAGCGGGCAGAGTGCATTCCTGAAATCGCTCAAGCCCCAAGGCACCGGCTTCGTACTGGAGAGCAGCGAGCCGCTGGACTGGGCCTCAATGGCGATGGCGAGGGTCGCCCTGCGCAAGCCGGATGGTCGCGTAGACGGCCCCTGGAGGGCATCGAGAATTGACGAATACCGCATGTGGGTACCCTCACTTGGTTTCGTCCCCGATCTCTCCTGGACCCGTGAACCGCCGCATCTCCTGTTCGGCCGCATCCACCCGGTGCTGATCACCGGCGTGGACCCGAAGGGCCTCGAGAGCTGCTCCGTCCGCGGCGTGAACTACGACGAGCGGCTCTACATCAACGACAGCGCCACCGCGCCGCCTGAGGCGGTCTGACCGCCAACACACCATCCCCATGAAGAACCCCGCCCAGTGCGGGGTTTTTGCTTTCTAGGAGCAACCATGCCCTTCCGATACAACACCATGAATGCGGTTGAGCCGGATGGATCGTCCGACTTCCGTGATGCCCACGACAACACCGGCAACCTTGACCTCGCGATGAACGGGGCGGCACTTGCATGGACGGACCGTCTCGGCCGTTCTAAAAAGTCCTGGGTAGGCTTCGAGGATCAGGTAAACACCTTCCTCGCCCGATCTGGGTTCGAGTTGCCACCGTTGCAGTATGTTGACGGCACCCCGCTTGTGGTTGACTCGCCCGCCAAGCTTATCGAGCGCGGCGGGAACCTCTACAGCGTCAAACTGCCGGCATCGTTCCCTATCGAGCTCTCCGGCACCTGGTCCGCCGACGAGCCGCTGCTCGTATTCCGCAACGACCAGTCGCTCCGCCAGGAGCTCGCAGAGCAGGACGGTGGCACCCTTGTCGGCTGGAAGCGGACTCAACTTTCCGCGTCGATCGACACCATTCAGCAACTCGCGGACTCTATTCCGATCCGGGTCTGGGAGTTCGCGTCGCTCGTCTCTGACAAGCCGTCGGCGGACCCGTCGACCTGGAACTGGACTCCGGCGTTCCAGGCGATGGTAGATACCGCTGAGTCCTACATGCAGTCATCTGGAGCAAGGCGAATCACCTGCTATGCCGGGCCTGGCACGTTTCTGATTGACTCAATTGTGTGGCGCTCTGGTGTACACATGTATTTTGGAGGTGCTGAGCTAAAAGCCCATCCTGACTCTATAGATGGCAACTCGCTAATTAACGCAAGCCTTAAACTAAGCGATATCGGGTTCTATGGTCCTGGTATAGTTAACGGTGATAAGGATATTTTCGGGCCGGAACATAGGCAGCACGGAATTCATTGCGTGGCAAAAAGAGTAAAGGTAAAGGATCTTTACATTGAGAATATAGGAAGTAGCTCGGTTTTCTCGCTGGGTGATGGTGTAATTTTTAGGCCAACAATCCCAGAGGGAGATTTTCAGTGCGAGGACTGTGAGGTTTCAGGGTGCACATTTAGCAATATAGAAAGACAGTGTATAACCGTTGAGTCTGGGTTTAATATCCGTATTTTGTCGAATGGGTTCTATAACAGCACTTACTCTGCTGTTGATATTGAGAATGCTGGGTACACCATGGGAGATGTCGATGGTGTTCTCTTTCAGGGGAATTATGTTGATGGATGCCTGTATGGTGTTACTGCCGTCAGTGCCCAGCCAGTTGACGCGCAGAGGAATATCGTGTGTGTAGGGAATACCTATAAGAATGTGACGGATGCTTATAACTTCCGAGGATGTTCGAATGTTAAGGTAGGTTATGGTGATATTGCCGAGGTAAGTCGGTACGGAGCCTACATCTACTCAGATGGCGTTACTACAGCCCAGAATATCGAAATATCTGAATTCACCACATCAGGAGGGACGTATGGAGTGTTTGCGCAGGCAGTTGGTGGTGGGTCTATTAGTAGACTTAAACTGACCAATCTGAAGATTACCGGTACTTCCACCTCGCCGGTCACTGTGCAGAGCACATCTGGCTTGAGGATGGAAGGGGTTGACGTACTGATCAACACCGGCACAGGTGTTGTGATCCAGAACTGCGCATCGCCAATTGTCAGAAACGTGAAGATGGTTGGCGCGGTGACGCTTTCCGTTCCGTCAGTGTCGTTCACTGGCACCACTACGAACCCGCGAGTTGGGGGGCTGGATATCTCTGGCTTCACTATTGGCGTTTCTATCACAACTTCCGCGACGACGACAGTTCACAAACTCAGTGATAATGTGTTTTCAGGAGTTGCGACCCCATGGTCGGTGAATCCGGGAAACTACATTAAAGGGCAATTCTCTGGAACCTTCACAATGAATGCTGCCGCAAGCATGAACGTCAATAGTGTTGGCATGAATGCAACGTCATCTGTTGTGAGGTTGATTCCCACAAACGCGGCAGCAGCAACGCTTCAAGCTGGCTCAAAAATGGCCTGGGTGGTCAACTCGGCTTCGAGTAATAACGTATCGTTCAGAGTGCAGACCGCAGATGGAACGGCGGCGGCTGGGACGGAAACTTTTGCTTTCGTGATAGAGAACCTATAACTATGGCGCTGGGGCGGTTTACCGCCCCAGTTTTTCAAAGATTCGTAGCTACATCTCTGCTCTTAATAAACACGTCGCCGAGTCCAATTCGCTCAAACTCATTTCGATGGCTGACACTGGCTTTCAACATGATCGAGCGAATAAATGCTGCTGTAAGGTGGTTCCAGTCAGTGATAAACGGAACACCGTCCGATTCATAGGGGCACGCGGACTTCTCATTCGTGCATGTCATCCCTATAAGATCGATATACTCGAATGGTACTGTGTAGCTTTTGAAAAGTGGTAACTTGGTTATATCCTGTTTTTCAGTTGGGTAAGATGCTATGTCACGACAAATTGAGGCGTCTCTCCATGATACAAACATCGCCATGAGGCAAGAGTCGTGTTTCTTACCGTCCATTTGGTAGTAGCTTCCTATGACGTATGTCTTAGGACTTTTTCCAACGGAGTGGACATAGTTTAGTATCTCAAATCTGAATCGATTCGACGAATATTCAAATGGTCTGTGAGATGTAAGTATTATCTTCTCGACGGATTTCATTAATTCTTTGTCGTTGATAATTTTTTTGAAGTCTGCGCAGTTTGCTTTGTATGGCGCGCCCAATGGATCGGACTTTATATCTCCGTTTTCGAATTTTACGTCGCACCCAAGGTATGAGGCTGAAATAACTCTGTATTTCGAGTGGTCAATAATTGAGTTTAGCGCGGATGACCAGTTTCGCAGGTACGAATCACCAACTATGAATATTGTCTTCGCGTCGGGTGGGCTAGCGTATTCAGGGACCTTCATTGAGTCTGTTGTGTACTTTGCAAGGATGGATTCCTCGTATGATCTGGCCTCTTTCGAGTAGACCATGTTCATCCTGTCCGGGAAACCTTTTTGAAGGTGTCCGTATATCCCGGTGGCAGTTACCAGAACGGATGCCGCAGCGGCATAGGAGAGCACGCGAGCGCGACTTGCTCCGCTCTTACGGAATGGTTTTTCAACGATCCAATACGAAGCTACGGAGAGGGCAATGGTGAGCGCGATGATCAATATCTGCGCTGCGACCGTAAGCTCGCCCATCATCTTCACTTTCGCAAGTGCAATGATCGGCTGGTGCCAGAGATACGCGCTGTAGCTAAGTAACCCGATCCAGACCAGAGGCTTGAAGCTCAGCAGGGTGCCAATGGCTGTTCCTGGGCGTGCAAATAGAATGATTAGTGCTGTACCCATCGTTGGGTAAAGCGCATTTGAGCCAGGGAACGGAGTCGCCTGATCAAATGCGTAGACCGAGTATGCGATCAATGCGAGGCCAGCTATGCCTCCAATGTGGCTGCCGCGCAGACTCGGCCTCTTGAAGAGGATAAGAGCCACAATTGCGCCAACCATCAATTCCCAGGCGCGTGACGGAAGAAGATAGAATGCCGTCATTGGCTCTGCGGACACTGTTATGTCTGAATATATAAAGCTTGCAATTCCGATTGCGGCAATAGTCGCGCATAGTGCAGAGAAGCCAAATCTCCACAGAATCATTATAACAACTGGGAAAAATATATAATATTGTTCTTCTACCGCAAGGCTCCATGTGTGAAGTAGCGGCTTAAGTTCTGCTGCTGAGTCAAAGTATCCTGATTCATACCAGAAAAGAAAATTTGACGAGAAGGTTGCGGTAGAGGCAACGCTCTGCGCGAACCTTTTCATTTCTTCAGGCGGCAGCGTTATCCACGCGAAAGGGATTACGCACAAGATCATCGTAAATAGTACAGGAAGAATTCTTCGCGCGCGGCGCTCGTAGAATTTGAGAATGCTTAGTTTGTTCTCCTGACGTTCTTTCAGGAGAATAGATGTAATTAGATATCCGCTGATTACAAAAAATACATCTACACCAACAAAACCGCCGCTGAACTGTGAGAGACCGACGTGGAACAGGATTACAGGTAGTACGGCTATCGCTCGTAGACCATCGATTTCAGGGCGATATGCCAGGAACTTGTTGTGCATCGGATTCCCTTCGGTTGGGCGCGGATCAGCCGCGAATGATACCGGCTGTTGGGGTTGAACGTCATGCCCGCGTCAACGCGGGCACCATTGGAGAACTACATGCCTATCACTGAGCAGCAATTGCTGCGTATTTACCCGAACGCCGGCCCTCGTGCCGGCGTTTTTGTTGGTGCGCTGAATCGCGGGATGACGCGGTTCGGTATCACGTCGCCGGTGCGCGCTGCGGCATTCCTCGCCCAGGTCGGCCACGAAAGCGGCCAGTTGACCCGGCTGGTGGAGAACCTCAACTACAGCGCCCGCGGCCTGGCCGCGACCTGGCCGAGCCGATACCTCGGCGCCGACGGCCAGCCCAACGCTCTGGCGCAGCGCCTGGCGCGCAACCCCCGAGCCATCGCCAACAACGCCTACGCCTCGCGCAACGGCAATGGCGACGAGGCGTCGGGCGACGGCTGGCGGTACCGCGGGCGCGGCCTGCTGCAGATCACCGGCCGGGCGAACTACCGCGCTGCCGGCGCGGGGCTGGGCCAGCCGCTGGAAGCGGAGCCGGAACTGCTTGAGCAACCGGAGTGGGCGGCGCTGTCCGCAGCCTGGTGGTGGTCGACCCACGGCCTCAACGAGTTGGCTGACCGGGGCGAGTTCGCTGCCATCACCCGTCGGATCAACGGTGGGCTTATCGGCCAGGCGGAGCGCATGGCGCTGTGGGAGCGGGCGAAGAGGGTGCTGTCGTGATCTCGGCCCGCATTGTCTCGATCATGCTGGCCTGCCTGCTGCTGGTTGGCCTCGGTGCCGCTGGCGGTGTCTGGTTCGGCGCGCGACACTACCGGCCGCAGTTGGATGCCGCGAGCGCGGATCTGGCTGCCTGCCGTGCCTCCCGGGGAGAGTTGGAGTCCGCAGTGGCGGAGCAGGTCCGGCAGGTTGCCGCGCTGCGCCTGGCCGACGAGCAGCGCGCCCGGGATGCCGCGCAGGCGCTGGAGCAGGGACGACAGCAGGCCGCCGAGCAGTATGCAGCAGCCCATCGCCTGCTGAGCCAGCGAACCGTCGGCGAGCAGTGCGCGGCCGCCGAGGCAGTCATTGATCAGGAGTTGGGTCTATGAAGGCGGTGCTGATGCTGGTGATTGTCGCGCTGGCGGGATGCGCCGGCCAGGTGGAGCCTGAGCCGCGCACGGTGCGCGTAGATGTGCCGGTGGCGGTGCCTTGCCGAGTGCCGGCGGTGGAGGTGCCGGCCTGGGCAACCGCTGGGCTGAAGAAGAGCGACGATATCCAGACCAAGGTCCGCGCGCTGCTCGCCGAACGCTTGCAGCGGATCGGTTACGAGGCGCAGCTCCTGGCTGCGAACCAGGCCTGCCAGGATTAGGAGTAGACTACGGCCTTTTCCTACGAGGGCAGGGCATGCTGGTCATTCGATTCAAGGGCTGGTCGGTGAAACTCGACCACCAGGTGGGCAGCGCTGGGAAACATGGCATCTGGTCGTTCCACGGCTCGGAGAGCAGCTACGTCCCGGACATGCAGACGATTCTCCGGCATGCAGCGATCAAGCCGGCGGAGCCGAAGGA